CTACTCACTATATTTCTTATAAGCCTCTTCATAGAAAGAACCCAAGGCATCCTTTATACTATCAGATGATAAAATTGAAATTCTATCTGATTTAGACTTATTTGCTAGATAATTATCTAACACATTAAAGATTTGATTTTTTGTATAATTAGATATGACTTTTGAACCATACTTAGACAAAAGTTCACTCTGCTTTGTAGCATTGCTAATGTTTTTGTTTTGAATATCAGCAACTAAAGAATTGTACTTATCTTGATATTCTTTCTCTTTTTCAGAAATATCATTATTATATTTAATTATTTCTTGTTGTTTCTTTGAATATTCATCATTTAATTGATTTATTTTATCACTAAGCTTCACAGCATAAGCAATATCAAAATCACTAATTGCTTTTTGCTTTTGTGACTCTAAAGCATTCAGCTCAAAGTCTATTGCATTTAGACTATCACCATACTCTTTACCTATTCTATTTAATGTTTCTATCTCATCATTATTGAAAGCATCAAGAATAGATACAACTATACTACTACGAGCAAGCCCTCTTTTTAAAGCATCATTACTAGCATTATTCCTAATAGCATCATAACTACTAGAAACCTCATTAACAGCATCTTCTTTACTCTTTTTTAAAGTGTCCCTATTTTTTTCCAAAGACACCCTCTGATTTTCAATCGAACTATCAATATCACTAAGCGAAGAATTCTTATATTCTTCTAAAGAACGTTTAGCCTCATTCTCAATATCAGTCTGTGATTTATCAATATTCTCCAACCTCATAAAGTCAGGAGCAGAATATTCAGGCAAATCTACCAAACCAAATGAATCATTAATCTTCTTTATAGATTTAACAATATCGTCTAATTCATTTTTATTTTGCTCATCTGTATAAATTGATGCAACCTTACCAGCAATAGCACTATCTATTGAATAATTATTCATACACACCTCTTTATTTTTTACCTTGCTAAAATTATTTTTACAAACCAATCTCAATATCTCATCATAAGTCACCAATATCAATCACCCTTTGAGAAAAATTATACTTAACTAAAACATAATCACCATATATTTTAACACTATCTGCATACTCAATCTTTTTACATTGCACTAATTTTACAGAATGATTACCTAAAGAAAAATTATATTTTTTTATTACAAAATCATAAGCATCTTGGTATACACAGTAAAGGAAATTACCTATTATGCAAAAATCACAAATTTTGCTTTTTGTAGAAAATAATTCGGTATACATACCATTATCACCAACATAAATAACATTATTACCATTTGCCATTTTACACACAAAGGCAGAATATCCTAAATCAGATGAAACAGCGGATAAACTACTTACAATATCCACTATATTTTCTATTGCTACGGGCTCTCCTAGAATAAATTCATCACTCAATGCACACTTATACACTTTACCACGATATAGATATACTATTTCTAGCAGACCATCTCCCATACTAGAGGTTATAATCATATCATCATAGTCAAAATTTAGCATAATTTGTTTAGTATAATTATCCTTATCTATACATAAATATACACCGTCATCATTCTTGATTTTCACCAAATAAATGCTGTTGTTAAATTCTATCTCAAAGATATCAACCAAGTCTTCTTCATATTCAAAAACATAGTCATTAAAATTCACCTCATCACAAGAATAAATCCTTTTACAACCACCACAACACTCTATATATTTATTGCTTATTAATAAAAATTTATCTTTAACAATTACATCAAATTCTGCACCAATAACATAAAGCATTAATCTATCACAATTACCATTCAGAGTTAAAACATCACCATATTTAAACCTAATAGGATACAACCCCGAACTGCCCGAATTAAAGCATACACATTCAATACCATTAATAGAAACACTAAAATCTTGAGTATTAAATACCTCAACATACAAATATCCATAACTCCCATTAGCTGAAACTTTTAATTTCAACTCTGATATCCCTACATGGTTCTTAAAAACAACCTTATCACACTTATTAGAATAATTATCTTTCACTAAGTTTTTCTTTAGTTCGTTTTTTACAATACTTTCTATCATAATATACCTACTCTTACTTGAACATTTGTAATTCTCGTATTTACAGTATTAGATATAAAACTTACTGAAATTTTTATACCCTTCATTCGTGGTTTGATTACAGCTATTTCTTTGCTTCCTTTAACTTTATAGTCTTTCTTTTTACCATCAGCCACAACCCTTACAATACAGTCAGAATCAGTTTCTAAATAAACTTCTTTAACTAATTTATATCTGTCAGGATAATTAAAGTCGCTATTAGGTGTAAACCAAACTTTATTAGTAGGCACATCAAAAATAGCACCACTACCATCAACCATACCCAACTTATACTCCACACCCTGTCTCAAAACCACCAAAACAAAACTTGATTTTGTATCATTTATAATAGAAACATCTCTAATATCACAACCCCTAAGAATTGTTAGCTTTCCTGTATTAACATCAAATCTAATAAGCGAATTATTATCAGTATCACCTATACTTTCATTCTCAGCGTCATCATCATAATTAAGTCTACACGCTAGATAATAACAACCGTTACAAAATCCACCTACAGCATTTTCGTTATTATCATCAAACACATTATTTATACCCAAATTAATTTTCGAAGAACTACTACCATTAAAAGCATACAATCCGTCCGTTGCTAAATACATAATCTTATTGCCACATATAGCAACTGTATCTTTCAATATCCTACCACTACCAACATATAGTTGATTTACAAAGAACTCTTCTTGTTCAGCATAAGCAGTAATCCTCGCAATATTATAATCTCTAAATACATATAGATATCCCTCAAAAGAAATAACCTTATTAGACCTACCGAAATCATCAACAAGGTCAACAAATCCACCCTCATTTATATTAACATTAAAGTTTGTAGGATTTAAGTCATCACTGAACCACACTCGCCTTTCATTTTCTTTTGAGGTTACAAATAGTCTCTCATTATGTATACACATACTATTTATACAAGGAGCGTCCTCTATTTTTTTAGCACCTCCCAGTTCCGTCCATGTATACAAACCATCCGACTCAGAGAAAACCAATAAAGTATCCACACCATTCAAATTATAACTAGTAACAAGAGGTTTCTTATATGAATACAACCCTTCCATTTCCACCCACTCAGTTTTAGATGTATGAAAGTCGTTATAATAAAACTTGCTATTATGACAATAAATAACAATAAATGGAGTAAGCACATTGGCAGTCTCATGCCAGTTTTGAAACAACCACACACCTCTAACAGACAATTCATTAGGAATATCAAGTAACTTAGTATACTCTGGACTAATATTAGAATATTTCACCTTAGGCACAGAGATTCCGAGACCATCTTTTAAAGCACCATCTGAATAATCAAAGTTATACGATAATTTTGCATATCCATTAGACATAACAGACTCATCTTGAATAGTATTAACACCCTTTACAAAAGAATCATAGTTAATATTTTTGTAAGTAATATTCTTTAGGTTAAGTAGGTTTGTATAAAACATATTACCACCACCTTCTCTTAGGTAACATTATATTTCTACAAGGTCTCTTAATAGAAAGCAAACAAGACTTAAACCTCTTGTCCCACATATAAGCATCATCAATCTGACCCTTTAGGAACAAATACTCAGCAACAACAGAATATGAAAAAATAAGTTCACTAAGTTGAGGGAAATAATCAATATCATCACTCATAGTAACAATATCAGGAAAATACGAATATACAATTTCATATTGACCCTCTCCCAACTCTATACAATCATTATGTACTCTAAATCTGATAGGCTTACCATCTTTCAAAACCTTTTTAACCTGAATCACAGGTTTATATGTTAAATCCGAAAAATACACAATACCATCATTTGAACTAATCTTCTTTCTTTCACACACACTTATATAATTAGCCGAAATATTATTTATTGCCATATTTGTCGCCACTATCAAATCATCTAATTCTTTAGTATCCTCTAAAGATTCTTTTACACTATTTAAATAATCCACGACATCACTTAACTCTAATATGTTCGCACTTTTTTTAATCACTTCTTTTACTTGCATCACATCACCTCCACTTACTACCAAAAGCCTTATTACACTCAAACTCTTTACTAGAATTGTTTGCAAAAGCAAAAACTTCACCTGCCATATATGAGGTCAAATCTCTGACATTATCACTGTTTTCTTTCTCAATTTTTTCATTATTACTATCAATTTCACTAATAATAGTGTCAATATATCTAATTTCTGACTTTAAAATAAGATTTATCAAATCGGGAGAAATTTGATTATTTTTTATGTTTAAACAAAAAGAATTTTTTTGATTAATATTATGTAACTCCAAATTATCTGAAACTGTATCATACACAATTCTATATCCATCATCTATTTCTTTCACTCTTTCAACAATATCAAATACATCACTTTCAATTTCTATTTTCATATATAAACCTATTAAAAAAATTTACTGGGATAGATTTCTCTACCCCAGTATTTATATAAATATTAAGATTGATTTATTTTTAGGCACCAGTAATACCAGTCAATTTTGCTTGACTATTTGGTCTATTACATAGCAACTCTGCATACTTAACAAGGGTAGCAGTATAAACAGGATAACCTTCTTTTTGTCTAATAACTTTACCCTCATTATCTTCAAGCCATTGCCAGTCACATAACTGACACATCTCAAAGTCTTTTGTATTTAATAAATACATAGTATCATCAGCAACAAATCTATCAGCAACAACAGGAATGCCATTATATGATAAAGCCTTAAAGCCTCCCTGAAGATTCATTACATCTACATTTCTTCTATATGTACTCAACTCTTCTTGATATGCTCTTCTCACAGCAGAAGAACAAGCAATATAGTCGACCTCTCCACCTGTAGTTTCATCGATTTTATCAATCATTTTTTGCATAGCAGTTTCAGTAAGAGTACCAACATCTGTTTGAACCTGAGCATTCATCCATGCATTGTTTGTTCTATTAACACCATAAAGTTCCCCACCTGTTGAGAAAATCTTTTCTAATCCAGTGATTTCATTATTTAAACCACTAAGTGTTGCCAGTTTCATACCAGTATACTCACCATCAAGAACTCTGTCAAACTGAACAAACTTCACATTTCTCTCAATGTTTTTTACAATAAAAGGTTTAGCATCGGTATATCTGCCATTAGTATCAACCACTCTACAAACAAATCTCTCCATTAGATTTTTTACTGTATCAAGAGTCATACCAAAAGCACCCTCTTCAGCATCACCTACAATACTCGCAATAATACCAGAACCATCACCATATAACATTCTACCCAAGTTAAATGTACTTGACTTAATAAGACTCTCCATCTCCTCATTAAGCAGATTTACAAAAGCACCTGCACTACTTTGAGAGCTTCTAATAGCCTTATCAGAAATCTCGATAGTACCATAAAGATTCTTAAGAGTTAATACAAATTGTTCATAACCTTTACTATACGCACCAGGAAGCATACCATCTTCAGTACCGGCAGTTACACCACCAGACACTCCGAATGAAGTTGCTTTTCTAATCTCGTTACCATATACATTATTTGTGGTTTGTTTGATTTTTGTTAATAATGGGTTAGCTCCAACATTTAATTGATTACCTATTACACCCAAATAAATTGTTTTTAATGCATTATCTGCAGTAGTTAATGTTATCATTTCTTCTCCTAAAACCTAAACATATTCTCCACATACTTTTTAGCATCCTCTAGGCTAGTTATATTCGCAACACCAGCCACACCCCTATCATATCCAGCGCTAGATACCCTGATAGGATTTTGATTGTTTTGTAGTGAAGCAACATATTCTTTGATTATTTTTTCTTTTATTTCTTCATTATTATAAATATGATTTTCCAGAAAATTCTGGTCGTTTGCAAGTGCCTTAGGAGAAACATAATTATTATCTAAGACTTTTAGATACGCCTTCTCTAGACCATTCTCTTCAGACCTTAGATTCTCATCTTTGATTAATTCATTAGTAATTTCTTCTGCAAAGGCATTAGCAAACTTATGAGATTGCAAAAACTCTTTAATATTTTTATTCCAGGCAAATTCATTTGAGCTAATACTAGAATCATTTCCGGAATTTTCATCTTGTATTATCTCTTGCAATTTTTTCTCCGTCTCACTTAACTTTTGACACTTGCGAGTAAACTCACTTTGCAACTCGTTATAAGCATCAAGTAGTGTTTCGGAATTTTTAAATTTACCTATAGGAGAGCCATCGGGTATTACTGCTTCTTTTTCATCTCCTGTCGCTACAGCACAAGCCTCTACCACTGAAGGTTGTTCTCCAAAATTTTTTATTTCTTCACTCATATTTATTCTCCAATTTTTTCTATTTGATTTGTAATAGTTAAGTATTTTTTATGACTTCTAATATGCTCAAGCATCAAGTCTTCTATCTTGCTATTTTTACTAGCAGACCTTTCATAATCACTACTTAACATAAATGCAATATGCTCATTTATATGTAATTTATGGTCATCAATCTCTTTTGGTACAATTGATTTTAATTTACTTACAAAAGCTATGTTTTCTTTGTTCGCACTATTAATCTGTAGCGCATTCATATCCTGACTAGTTTCCCATACACCGAAACCTAATTGCTCCAAAATCTTAGACCTCATACTGTTACTCATTCTGCCATTCTCATCCATAAGCAAACCAGCATTCAGTATTTCAAAAATCATACTTCTCTTCTGTGCTAAAGTTTCATTAATCTCACTTTCGGTCTCAAAAACAATCTCTTCACTATTGATATCACTACCTCTCCAATAGAACAACTCAATCGCACCATTATCTCCAACAATTCTAGTTGTGTGCTCCATAAGTGCAAATTGCTTATATAGTCTAAGAATATGCTTAGCCATATCCTTAGCAGCATTCTTAATTTCTTCTGCACTAGAAAGTAGTTTAATATCATCTTGTTCAATCAATAACTGCAATGCAATACCACTTGCATTACTAGAAGAAACCCCACGACTATTTAACAAATCACTTACACCAGACACAGTCGCAAATTCATTTAATAAAGAGTTTTCCTCATACTGAAAATCAATAGGCACAGAATCACTCGACAACATTCTAGGAGCATTAGCACCCTGCCTATATATAAGCACCTTACCAGGAGACAACCCTTCCTCTTCTAGATTTTCTATATCTAATGAACCATCTTCTACAGAGAGTATACCCATGGTCAACCTATTTAAAAATTCATGTTTTCTATTCTTGATTGCATTGTATGACCTCTGGATAGGTATACACCTCTCCACAATACTGCTTCCCCAGAAACAATTTGGAGAAACAATACATGATTGTTTCACAAAAGGAAAACCTCTCTTACCATCATTTTTATTAATATAAGGCAGTTCTCCCATAAAAATTAGTTTGTCTCCTGCTACAATAGTCAACCTACCATTAGGATTTTCTATTGTTGGCTTTTCATATTTCTCAAGAACCAATACCTGTTCTTTTTTTAGTTTTTTTGCCACTGCAGTTGACATTGTCGTATACCCTAGACCACCAGCAGTAGAAATACTATCAAGCGTATAGACATTTATATCTTCGCCATCACAATCAACACCCCATATATTTTTCACCATATCCTTATGAAATGTTCTCGCATAAATAATTGACATACAGTCATCAATATTATTATATGTATTGCTATCAGGATAAATCTCAAATGGACTCACAACAGATATAGCAACATCTCCCTCTCGAATAAAGTTATCCATATTGTCTTTACCAACAACCTTACCACCCATATTGTCCCAGTCGATTTTATAAAAAGCAGTACCACATATTTCGCTCCACATTGTACCTTGAGACAATATTTTGCTCATATTTTTATTATGGCTAACAGCTTTTAAAATCTTCTTACTGGTCTTTGCACAAGCCACATCTGATTCATCATCAGAGAATGGTATTACTGTTAAAGCAGGTCTAACTCTTGAGAGTTTTGACTGTCTAATTTCTATAATATTTGCAATATGATTATAAACTTCTCTTTCTTGCCAAAAATATTGCTTACTAGAATCCATAATTTCACCATTAGGAGAAATATAGCAATACTGATTACCAACAAAAAAATTAATATTTAGTTGCCATATTGCCTCAAAAGATTTTCGCTCCTGTTGTCTTATATGAAAATCTTCTAAAACTTCTGCAACAATATCTTTTTCTTCGAGCTTTTCTCTAAACATCACTCTTCACTCCTGATTTAGATTTTTTATTAAATACACTAATTGGACTCTTAGGAACAATCCTTTTACCCAATTCCTCATACATACTTTTCATACAATCATTACACAAAAACAAACCTGCAGACCTAACAAACCCGTCTTTATGAATCTTAATGTCTGCAATATTTTTACAATTAGGCATCTCACACCTAATCCTACTCTTTACATCTTCTATTTTCATTTCGTTTCCTTTAATAAATTCAATAGTTTTATTTTTTCCTCTTCTAATTGTTCATCTGTTAGATTAAACAAATCTGTTTCTTCCTTTCTATCTAGCAGTATCTGTAACGCCGAAAGATCAGGAGGATATGTCTTTGTACTAGTTTTTCTTTTCTGCAAAACAAACTCATCTCCAGATAAACCATATTCTTCTATAACCTCTTTAGTTTCATAACCTAAAGCCTTGTCAAGCAAGGCTTTTTCAATTTTTTTACTACTCACCTTCATAATTTTGTCCTACAAAAAAACAACTAGACAATACCAAAGTCTTAGTTGCTTTTAACTACTATAATTTAATTTACTCAATCTTAATTTTCTCATCAATCTTTCTTTGTCTTTTTTGATTATAGACTTACTTACTCGATCCTCCTTTTGCCTATTTTCAGGTCTACTCATTATATAATATCTCAACTCATCTAATGCATGGTCATCTCTTTTAATAGGAGCATCACTATTACCCCAGTAATACCCCTTGATTTCCCTAATTAGATTCACACAATTTTTAAAAATAAATAATCTTCTCTCTCCCATAGCATTTCTAATATATGACTTTACTCTATTAATTCCTGTAAAAAGGTCTTTATTTACATAAGGATTGGTTGCTATTCCGTTTTCATAAAAAAGCTCAGTTACACTCTTAGTCCCAGACAAAGTCTTCTGATTAGCAGCACTATCTATTATTGCCTCATATTTATTATTTTTTAGAGGCCAACACAATTTCTTACAAATATCTTTAATCTTTGAACTATGATACTCGATAGTTTTTTCTTTTTCATAATGCTCAGCAATTACATAAATATTGCCATCAAAGTCACACGCATACCAATGACAACTTAAGGGATTCTTAAGTCCGGGATCAATAGAAATTTTATCATACCAAGACTTTGGCACATCAAATGGCTCAATTACATTTTCTGTAATATCAAATTCATTATAAACCATTCCCGTACCACTCAGAAAATTACCATATTTTCTGCTCGTCAATTCATCTTCACTCATAGTGTATGATAGTTTCTGTATTTCATTTTTATTAAGATATGGATTATCTTCCCAATTCATCTGGATATACCATACATCTTCATCTTGCGACTCATTAAGGTATATTCTATCATATACCCATGTTAACCCCTTTAGAGGAGTCATTGTTCCAAATACCTCTCCATTTCTATCGAGAACTCTCATTTTACATTCAATATAGATATCTTCAGGAGGCTCTTCATCAAACCACACATAATCCAGAGATGTCCCCTGAAACTTTTCCCTTCCTTGATCACAACTCTTAAACCCTATTTTACTAATAGATCCAAACACATTCTTTACATATATAGTATCTATTACTCCTTGTCCAGCACTGGACTTCTTGCCACTTACCATGATAATATCCTCTATCCACTCAGGCTTTAGATAACTAAGTATTTTACTCTGTGCCACATCTCTCTGTACTTGTAGACTAAGAGAAACTACCCAACCATCTCTAGGTTTGTTTTCCTTGTAAGGATGATTACCTCTTGCGTACCAAACAGTTTCAACTGCTCCACATTCCGTTTTCCCACTCCTATTACCACCAAACACCCAACGATTTTTCTTATAGCATTTATGAAACTCTACCTGCTTTAGATGAATAGGCTCAACAACATTATACTTATCTATCTTATTAAATTTTGCTCGTCTATTTTCTTCTTTAACAATCAAATTTAATCTTGATATAATTTCTTCCTTCGTCATTTTACCTCCTTATTTTCACTAATAACTTATAAAAATTTCTCAATGTTCTTTGGATTATATATCAATATGGGCTATCATTTAAATATGAAAAAATTTACACTTTGCATAGTATTAATATTATTGTTATTTTGTACTGAATCTAGTTATTTTTTAGTGTTTGCAAATACTAAAAAATATGCTAGAGCATTGGACGAAAATATTTATCTATATAGACTGTCTACTTCGGATAATAGCCTCTCAAACATAATATGTATAGTTGAAAAAAGTTACTTTGTAGAAATACTCAGCGATAATGTAGATAATTACAAAGTTAATTACAACGGCATTATAGGTTATATAAAAAAGGAGGATGTAGTTCCAGTATCAAACATTCCCACTACACCATATCCATCAAATATTCAATTAACTATAGGTAGCAACTGCAACCTTCGTAGCACACCCACAACCAAAGCTTATACCAGCAATATCATTACCACACTTTATTCTGGAGAAACGAACTTACAATTTATAGGCAGAGTTTTCTCAGAAGAAGTAATAGATTTTGGTGGTACAACATGGTACTATGTGAGTTATAATGGAGAAAGAGGTTATGTATATAACAAGTATATTAAATCTATTAGCCCCATATATTTAAACCAAGAAGAAACATATACAATCGTAGAAAATGAGTTTGTAACTACAAATCCACTAAATAACACAAACAGTATTGTTATCATGCTTATACTATTTTTGCCATGTTTATGTATACTCTTTATCCTCTACTACCCTAGAAAACATAAACACATCTCAGCATCTAACACTTCTCACGAAATAGAAAGATACTAAACATAAGTATTACAAAAAACAGGAACTTTACCTATATCACCCAATATCTTACGAACAAACGCCTCGTTAAGAGAATCTTCTTCATAACTTGTTTGTGTCATTTGATTATAGATTACCTCAAACCAGCTCTCACCTAAATAGTTAGTCTCAAAAAACTGCTTTCCATAACCCAAATCTTCTAGCATAACACAAAATTCATTTAGCGCTTTGGTCTTCTGCCTAAAGAATGTCCTAATACTAATACCCAACAATTGAGCAATCAGTGTAGCAGTAATACCATCAATATAAAAGAGAGTCAAAATTCTTCGGCTCTCTTTTGTTATTTTAGCTAGACCGTCCTCAATAACCACCTTCAGATTTATTAATTTTCTTTTTCTATCCATTAAGTTAATCATTTTATTAGTCTGGCAATATGTAGTTTGATATTTAGATAATTCTTTGTTATGACTTACTTTACCTGTATCAACTACGATTTTATCTATACTCTTTGACATAATTTCTAAATATCTATATATCGATAATGCAGACCTGCTCCAGTATTTCATAAATTCCTCCTTTTTTGAAATGCAACTATAGTATAATGTATGAAAAAGCCCAAAGTCAAAACTTTATGTCATTTTTTGTAAAAATATTTTATAATTTGTACAAATTTGTCACAATTTAATTACTAAAGTAATTAAGTAACACATAATTTTTTTTACGAATTATGCTGAATTTTGTGAAAACCTGGAGAATTTTAACAATAAATATATAAAAATAGGACACAAATTTCATTGTCAAATTAAGTAAAAATTGCTAAAATTTATACATATACAAAGGAGTAAAAAATGAGGAAAATCGCACTAGCAATTTTTATACTTTTATTTGGGCTATTTTTTGCTCCAAATAACTATAAGGTTTTTGCAAATGCAGAAACAAATCCAACCAATAGTACACTAGAAATAGAAACCATATATACAGATAATGTATTAGAATATGCAAATTTAAATAATATTTCAAAAATCGCAACAAATAACACACATATAGCATATTCTCTAAACAACAGTGATATATATATATTTGATAAATCTACTAAAGAAACCATATCAATTTCCTCATTTGTAAATATAAATAAAATCAAGTTTGTTGGAACACAACTTCTCGTTGTCACAGACAACGAAATTAAAGTTGTTGATAATTTTACACACTTAGATTCATCAGCACTTGCTGTTATACCAGATATCTCTTTCACAAATCTAAAAGCAATAGATATCTATGTAGACAATACTTTAGTATATATTGGCTATGTTGACGGAAATACTTTCAATCTTAACGAGTACACCCTAGCACTAGAACCAAAGACCAACCCAATCAAACAAGTATCTTCTACAAAATATACTGACACCTATGTTATGGCTATTAATAATAGAAAGGCATACATTGTATCAAACACAGCATCACCAGTTATGTACTCACTCACTTATTTAGACGAAGAGCCTGTAACCAGTAGTCTGTCTATTCCATACAAAGTATTAGACACATTCTATGCAAATAATAGCGAATACCTACTAGCGTTCACAACCGAGTGTTTATATCTACTCAACCCCAATTTTGTAGAAGTTCACAAGGTAACAACTAACCCAATAGAAAATGTTTCTCTAGACATTACAGATATTGACTTTTATGGTAATAAAATCTATGTTTCAGATAAGAAAAATTCCGGTGCAATTCAGACATATACGATTATTGCAAATGAATCAACCTATGAGCTTAGTTACGAAGAAACACTAATCTGTAGCAATAGCAAAAGTATCGGCAGATTTAACAATGCAAACGGAATTACAACTTTAGGTGACAACATTTTAGTTTCTGACTCTAATAATAATAGCATCCACATTATTGAAAACCAAACAACAACCTACATAAATAGTCAAACCATTGAACAATCTCCTCATTCAATTATTGCAGATGAGGATTTAAACATTTATGTTGTAGAAAACGGTGTTACCAATTCAATCGTATGTAAATACAATTTCAGTAATAATGGATATACTGCATCTACCAAATACGAAACTGTATCATCTCAAAATATAGGTTATATTTCATCAACCACTGCTCACAATAAAACAATATACCTATTAGACTATACAAATGATGACCTATTAGTTATTACAAATAACGGTATGCAAATAAAAGCAGAACTAACTATCGACCTTGATGAAAATTCTATAATTGATTATTCAAAAGGCTCAGGATATTTAGTGGTTTATAACAATAACACCCTATATTTACTAAATAATAGTGGAACTATCCTTCACTCACTCACAACACAAGATGACAATTCTTCACCTATTTCACTAGAGTCAATCACTAGCGACCTAAATCACATCTACGGACTACATTCTGATACAATATACACATACAAAATCAACGCAGTAGATAGCACAATAGACTTTATCAATACGAAAGTTACAGACGATAGATTTACAAACTTATCCGAAATTCATTTTAATATCGCAACAAGAAAAATGATTGCTTATGATCACAATAGAGCATGTCTAGTAACTTTTGATCATTCTATAATAGAAACACCATTTAATTTTGAGAATATTGCAGAAGAAACTGCATTAACAGAAGAATCGACACTACTTCCTCTTACTGTCCAAAACTCACCTGTCATATATGAGTATCCATATCATATAGGTAAAACATACAACCTAGATGGCTCAGTACTAACCTGTTTTGGAATAGAAGAAGTAAACAACGAGTACAGAATATTGTTCAATCATAAAGGAATTCTAACTAGTGGATTTATAAGCAAAAACGATACTCTAGTCAATGCAATACAAGAACAAACTCATAATGTAATTACTATTAATAAAAAAGTACCTATCTATAAATATCCAACAATCCTCACCCACAATGGATCAATCGTTCAAATAGGTGAACTTGCACACAAAACAGTTATTGATGTTACTGCGAAATTTCCTATCAGTATTGATAATAAGGTTTTTTATAAATACGAATATGAAGGTAAAGTTGGATACATATTCAATGCAGATATTGTACTAAACGACAATAGAACAATCGATTACATAAAGTCTAGCAATGCCACTATCAAAGCAATCGGCATAGACACTATCAACCTTCTATCTGACGACAAAACAGAAATCATCTTAACCCTTAAAAATGATTATAGAATATATGTAGAAGAATATGATGAAAATAGCGAGTATACAAAGGTTATATATACAGATGAAAATCTAAAATCTATCGAGGGATATATCCTTACTGAATATATACAGATGGACAAACTTGACAATATGCAGATTATACTCATTATTGTAATAATTGTATCCATCGTAATATTAGTAATAATCATATCCACCTATCTCATTATCAAAAAGAAGAAAGGAATATAATAAAAACAAAAAGACTCAATTATTTTTGAGTCTTTTTATTTTTATTTAAAATACTAGATTGCTTCATAGAAGACTTTTCTACAACAGTTTTAGGCTTCTTTACATTAGAATGTGTTGATTTCTTTACCACCGTAAATTTTTTAAGTTTAGTGCCTTGATTATTCTGATTAGTCTTTTTTTTCGCATTTTCTCTAACTAAATGACATTCATTTTTAGTTTCTATATCAGCAGTATTTTCTTCTATATTTTCTACAATATCATTATCACTAGTTGTGGCTTTATTTTGAGATTTATTTAATGTTTGAATAGCACCTTTTTTAGAATAATATGTCATAAAATACATTACTGTTAGAACAGCACTCACCACACCATAAGCAGTTGTAATTATAGGTAATGCAATTCTCCTACTATCAAGCTTAGTTATAAATCCGGAAGGATTAGTCTCATCATAATAGATTGTAATCTTATCACCTATATTATTTTTTGAGAGATAAGATGATGTATTTAGAAATACCACATCATCAACATAATACTCTAACACATCATACATTTTTCCCTCTTCAGTCTTATGCTCTACAACCACTGCCTCTGTTTTAATAAAAAAGCCATAATCTCTCTTATAATTAATACACCACACTATTGTATATACTAGCATCACAGCTAATAATACAAGCATAATTATTACATACAATAGATATTGTCTTTTCTTTAATTCTTTGATATCTATAACCTGTTCCAT